TGTGTAGACTGTGGAAACACAGATATAAGAGTTCTAGAATTTGACCACATAAATGATGATAAAGAAGGAAACATATCTCATGCAGTAAATAATGCATGGTCTTTAGAAAGACTAACAAGTGAGATAAGTAAATGTGAAGTAAGATGTGCAAATTGTCATAGAATTAAAACAATTGAAAGAAGAAATCAACTTTTTATAAACCAAACAAAAACTACATAAAAAATGGGTAAGATAGGCAAAATCTCCACTTTAAAAAAGGAGTACAATAACTCTCTATTGCAAACAATGCAAGGAGGACTTGCAACAAAAGGCTTAACAAGAATTCCTGGTACAGGTGTATTCAAGTATCCTTATAAAGAACTTGATGGTCAGTATAGAACAGGACTAGATGCTAATTCTGCATACATTAGAAGAATTAGTGATAATTTAGAAAGAGAGCTAGAGATTGAAAGAGTAACAACCTTACGTGCAAAATTAGAAGCTGCATTAGGTGATATTGACTTAGGACCAAGATCTCAATTTTGGAACTATGGATTATCAACTTCTACAGATGATTCTTTGCATATTCAAGCTGTTAAATTGATGGATGGTGATAACTTCTTTGATTTTAGTAATCCTTCACAAGAATTAGCTTTTGCATGGTTAAGAGTTCATCCAACGATTGCTTCTAGCTATCAAGCTTGGGAGCGTGGTGAATATCCAGCAGATACACAATTCTATGTTGCAGATGATGAAATTGAAAGTGCAATCATCTTCAAAAAGAAACAATTAATCAACAAAGCTATTGCTAAGTTTGACGGTATGTCTCCTGAGAAGAAAAGAAAAGTGGCAAGATTACTAGGCCTACCTATTTCAGAAGATACTAAAGAAGATGTTGTATACAACCAAGTAGATAATATTCTTAAGCAAACAGAGTTTAAGAATGGTAAATATCAAGGGTTATCAACAGTTGAAGTGTTCAATAGATTTGCTGACATGAAGGAAAACTTACTCCATATTAAAGATTTGGTAAAACAAGCAATCACACATTCTATCTATAGAATGAAACCTAATGGTAAAATGTATGAAGGCGAATTTGAAATAGCAAGTGATGAAGATGATTTAGTCAAATTCCTTGTAGACGAAGATAATCAAGACCAACTATTAACATTAGAAGGTAAATTGAAAACTAAAAAATTAGCATCTGTATGATCCCAGTAGATAGTTTATTATATAAGATTGACCAGAAACTAAATAAACTATCAACTAACGAGCATCAACAAATTAACCTAGAAGACAAAATCCTAGCTTTAAATGAAGCTCAGATTAAGCTTATAAAGCAAAAGGTTGATGGTACAAATACGGTGAATGGTTTAGGTCTAGATGCGTTTAAAAAGCGTTATGAAGATCTTCAAAGTTTGGTTGAGACTTACAATCATCAACCTCTTAATTTAATAATTAAGAACCCTGAATTAAATCAGTGGGCAGCTAACATACATCAACTTGTTCCTAAATACATGTTCTATATAGATTCATATATATTAGCAGATAAAGGAAGATGTACAGATAGAAAGATTTGGATTAATAGAGATCTTGCAAAACATGGTGATTTACAATACTGTTTAAACAACACGCATTATAGACCATCATTTGAATATCAAGAGACCTTCAACTTTCTATCAACTGATGAAATTTCTATATTTACAGATGGTACATTTACACCTAAGGATATATATATTTCTTACATGAGATATCCTGAATATATAAATAAGACAGGATATGTTATGCTTGATGGATTACCATCATTTGATCAGGATTGTGAACTTGAACTATATCTAGAAGATGAGCTTTTAGATCTTACAGTTGAAAATCTAGCAATGTACACTGAGAATTCATCAGCTGTTCAAAGTGCAGCATACAGAATTAAAACAAACGAATAACTTTTTTACAATTTAAAATAAAACAAAATGGCAGATTTTTCTTTAACCACCCTCTTTGTTGTTCCAGTAGGCAATTCTTTACCTAGCTCTGGATCTACACAAGACTTAACTGCTGGTCAGTTCGGGATTTTCAAAAGTGATTACACAGTGGCTAACGCTGGTAACATTGCTGCATCTCCCTATTTCTATTTAGCTCAAGGTAGAGTAAATACTTATTTACAAGGCTCTAAAAGATCTGACAAGATCAAAGGATGTCCTAGTGGATCTGGATGTAGTTCAAATGTAACAGAATGGTACAAAGTTACAGGATGTCCTACAGCAGCGAATCAAGTAACTGAGATTGGTGATTTCACTGTAAAATGTGGTGAAATTGTTACATTAACATTACGTGGTTTCTCTAGCTACATTAACACATTGTATTTTAATGGTTTCACTCGTAGTGTAACTGTTAATGCACCTTGTTGTGATTGTGGTGGAGATCCTTGTACAGATGTGGATGTTCCTGCTTTAATTGATGATTTAATCTATCATTTAGAATTAAAGGCTCCAGGTAACAACCCTGATAACATTAGCTTTAGCACTTTCTATCAATTCCAAAGAATTGGTGATGATGCAAATGCTAAATTAGTTATTAGTGGTAAGCCATTAACTGTTTATGGACAACCTTGTGATGTTGCTGCATTCCCTTTTGAATATGATCGTTTCTATTTCAGAACTTTCATCTTCTCTGGTCCAGCAACTACTGCTGACTTTATTGTAGCTGATCCTTGTAACAATGTTGCAACTCCAGTGATTACACAACGTTCTTCTTATCCGTATGGCACTTCTGCAGAAATTCAACAATTAGAAAAGAATTTCTATAGCTACCAAGCTGGATACTTAAAGCATTTATATAGAATGGTTGGTTACAACGAGAACTTTGAAAGCTGGGTAACAGATGGTACAACTTATGATACCTTCTATATTAAATTCAATGAGTATGACAAATCTGCTTATCAATGGGGTGATTACATTATGGAAGATTCTACAGTGATTGTTGCTGCTCCTCAAGCATTAACTGCTGCAATTGAATCTATATTAGAAGCTGCATTAGGAACTGTTGCTAGTGATACTGCATGTATTACAACAACTAGTACTACAACTACTGTATGGCCTTCTACATCAACAACAACTACTTTAATTCCTTAAGAAAGAAAGTAGCATCATATTAACCTATGCCAGAGGGTGAGAGGATTATTTCTCAAGTCCTCTGGCATTTTTATTTTAAATAACCATGACTTTAGATTTTTTAGTAATTAATACATTCACTACCAAAACATTAGGGATAGCTGATACATCAATTTATGATACAGATCCTCCTAATGTAAGTGCTGCTACAATGACTATCACTATTCCTGGATTTAGTCCTTCTGTAGCTATTCCATTTAATGTGAATAGTTTTAATGTATATAATTCTGTGATATTAGGACTTAGTTCTTTTCCTGTATACACACCTATACCAGATGGTGTATATTATTTAAAATATTCAGTTGCTCCTGCTAATGTAAATTTTGTAGAAAAAAGTATTATGCGTACAGAAATAATACAAGAAAAGTTTGATGATGCATTTATGAGACTTGATATGATGGAGTGTGACTTAGCTATTAAGACTCAATCAAAAGTAACATTAAACACTATAAATTATTTAATACAAGGATCAATTGCTGCTGCTAATAACTGTGCTGTAGATACAGCTAACAAGTTATATATACAAGCAGATAACATGTTAAATAATTTCATAAGAAATAATTGTGGATGTTCTGGTAATAATTATCAAATAAACTTCGTTTAACATGGCAAACTGTAGAGGATGTGGCCTCAAAGTAGGCTGTGGATGTCAATTAATTAATGGCTTATGTTCAGCATGTAATAATGCTGCTAAAAAAGCTGCTCAAAGAATTAGAAATGTTATCTCCAAGATTAACTGATTGCATAGCTGATGGTAGTATATCAGCATTACTATTTGATATTGATCAGAGGCTAGCAGCCCTAGCTAATGTTCAATATAATAATATTATATTCTCATTAAATTACTATATCCCTGGAGAAGTAATTGATGACTTACTACACTATAAACAAATATTAACATATAAACTTTGTAATGCAGATTATTGTAAATGTTTTACAGTGAAGATGATTGCTAGCAGAGTTAAAGTTTTAATACATAAATAAATTAAAAATGTCTTGCGAAAGTTGTTATAATGGATGTGTTCAGACTGTGTCTGATGAATGTGTTAGATATACAGGTATAAACTATGAGGCATTGGGTGTTGAAACAGGAGACAATTTAGTTTCTGTTGAACAAGCCATAATGAATGCTTTGGTTCCTTTATTATCAGGAGAAGGAGATGCTATTGCATTAAGTATATCTTGTCCTATAGTTGATTTATATTTACCTGCTCATACACCAAACACTCAAGAGTTATTTACTGCTACAGTATCAGCTATATGTAGCTTACAAGCACAAATATTTACTATTGATGATATATTAACTATACTAAATGCTGATTATGCAATTGATTGTCTTACAGGAGTAACTAGTTCTTCTGACACTCATGCTATTGTCCAAGCTATTATAAATAAGCTTTGTTTAACAGTATCTGACCTTGCTGCTTTTGAACTTGATGTAGATACAAACTATGTTAAGCTAGCAGATTTTGATGCATTGGTTGCTGCTTATTTAGCAGGATTACCTGGTTCTGGAACTCAGAACTATTTAAAAATGGTTCCTTATACAGCAGTTGAATATTATGGATCTTTAGCTAATTTTGATGGTACAGGTGCTGGTATTTCTGCATTAGGATGGAACAAAATCTATTTATGTAATGGATTAAATGGTACACCTGATAAAAGAGGAAGAGTTGGTGTAGGTGCTATTGATGGTGTTCCTGGAGGGCCTTTGGATGCTGAAGTTAATCCTTCATATGCAGGTAATCCAAATTATGCTTCTACAGATACACAAGGTGCAAATTCTGTTACATTAACTACAGCACAAATTCCTTCACATACACACACAAGCTCAGCTAGTGCTACATCAACTGTAACAGATCCTGGTCACATTCACTATTGTGGAAATAATCCAAATGGTTGGGGTGGAAGTGGAACTGTTGGAATGGTTTCAAATGGTGTACAAAATGTTCCAACTACTAGTGTCACTACAGGTGTTACAGTGGCAACAAGTGTATTTATAAGTAATAATAACACTGGTGGTGGAGCAGCTCATTCTAATATACAGCCTGTATTGGCTTGTTATTACATAATGTATATTCCTTAATATTATAAAATCAATAATAAATGTCTTGTCAACCTGGCGATCCTTGCTATAATTCTTTTTATCATCCTGGTGAAAACTGTGGATGTGCTGAATGTCAAACTCTATCAAGTAGAGTTACATATGATGGTCCTAACTTACCATGTTCAGGAGTACACAATGGAGATAATCTAAATTGTGCTCTTTCTAAAATAGATGATGCTATATGTTCTAGTACTAGTGGTGGTGGTGGTGGTGGCACTAATGGAACTTCTGGTTCATCAGGATCTAGTGGCTCTTCTGGTTCTAGTGGGTCTAGCGGCTCTTCAGGGGCCTCTGGTTCTTCTGGTTTAACAGGAACTAGTGGAACATCAGGTTCATCAGGAACTAGTGGTAATTCAGGCTCTAGTGGTACTTCTGGAACAAATGGTTCTTCTGGAACAAGAGGTCCAAGTGGTACAAGTGGTGAAAGTGGATCAAGTGGTGTAAGTGGATCTAGTGGTACAAGTGGAAGCACTGGTATATCAGGAACAAATGGTCAATCAGGAAGTTCAGGAACATCTGCTGCAGATGGTACAGCTGGAACTTCTGCTTCTTCAGGTACATCAGGTTCAATAGGACCAGCAGGTACTTCTGGTACAGCTGGTTTAGATGGAGATAGATATTTAACATCTTCTGTTACATCTTTATTAATAGGAACTGGTACTCAAACATTAACTGTTGGTACAGGATTAGCTTATAGTATTGTTCAAACAGTACTTTTGACATATGATGGTTCTAATACAATGCAAGGCTCTGTTACTAGTTATAATAGTGGTACAGGTGTAATGGTTGTTAATGTGGCATCAACAACAGGTTCAGGAACATATGCCTCTTGGACTGTAAACTTATTTGGAGCTGCTGGTGGTAATGGATCTAGTGGTACATCTGGTTCATCAGGTACTAATGGTACTGCTGGTACAAGCGGATCTAGTGCTACATCAGGAACATCTGCAAGCTCTGGTTCATCAGGAACAAATGGTACAGCTGGTACTAATGGAACATCAGGTTCTTCAGCTACAGCAGGTACATCAGCTAGTTCTGGTACATCTGCTTCTAGTGGAACAAGTACAGGAACAGCTGGTACATCTGGAGCTACTGGCTCTAGTGGTGCAACAGGATCTTCTGGTACTTCTGGTGGTACAGGTTCTCCAGGTTCAAGTGGTACATCAGGCTCTTCAGGTTCTTCAGGTTCTTCAGGATCTTCAGGCTCTTCAGGCTCTTCAGGTTCTAGTGGTAATAATGGTGGTCCTGGTTCTTCTGGTACATCTGGTTCGTCTGGTTCTTCTGGTTCTAGTGGATCTGGATTTACAACTATCTCTCCAGCAACTGCAGGAGCAATAGTTATATGTTCTACATCAAACTCTGGATATACAAATTCACTTGTAACTGTAAGTGGTAATTCAATATATGCAGACTCTTTCTTCCAAAACTCTGACTCAAGACTTAAAGATATAATTACAGCTATTCCATCAAATAATTTAGAAACTGTAGCATTCACTTGGAAAGATGAAGAAAGAGATAATAAAACTCATTGGGGATATATTGCACAAGAAGTACAGAGTGTATTACCTGATGCTGTAGAAGAAAAAGAAGATGGTTTCTTAGTAGTGGATTACACACAAGTACATAGCTGGAAGATTGCTCAATTAGAAAAACGTATTGCTGAGTTAGAAGCTAAATTAAAATAATATGTCATATAGTAGTTTATTGTCAAATCAAACTATTAGCTTTACTAATTTGCAAAGTGGTGTATCTGAAGGATACTTCACTGCTAAAACTACTATACCTATTAATTTAAAGCAAATAACAAAAACTGAAGCTAATACCTATGTTAATATAAATACATCACTTCCTTCATATGCTGCTAAAGCTCCAAACGAATTAGTAACTAAAAATGATTTATCAGGTATCACTAGTGCATCTCCATATACAATGTATGGTGTAGCA